CCATCTGTGCTTTTTGCTTGCCTTGATTTCACCGGAACGGATTTTCTCAGCGTATGACCATACCCGTTCTATGAGAACTTCGGCAGTAATCTCCTGCATTACATACGGCCCCCGAACCGTTCTTCCTCTTTTGACTTCGGTTTCCCATCATCTTTTTTCGGGATAACGAGTTTACAGCGAGAGGAAATGGTCAGTCCTAAGTCGCTTGAAGCTTGCCGGCATTGTTTAAACAACTTGTCTTGGTTTATCAATAGTTCAGAATAGTCATCATTCGGAACAACCTTTTCTTCTTCTCCTATTACATTCCCGTCATCGTCAAATTTTCTAACGATCACTGTTTTCATCGGACCCCGTTCAAGCAATTGCTCTGTTACTTGCAAATATAATTTCCGGGCAAACAAAAAACGGGCAAGCGCATCAACATCTAAATTGGTCATGATCCCGATGTTTTTCAGCTCATCCGCTATCTTTTTAAACTCTCTTTTTAAGTCTTTTGGCAAATATGATGGAGCTTTTACTTTGTCGTTTGGTGCCTTTATTTCCTGTGCTCGACGTTCCTCAATCTCTTGCTGTGTCAGGTGTTTCTTCCCTTTCACCAGTAGCAAGTCAACAGGTTGCCGTGGTCTAGCCATTCCCTCACCTCCTTCCGAATTTTCATTTAGGGAATTTTTCAAAATGGGGAGGGGAGCGCGGTCTCCGGCGTTCATCCCTCAGAGATTTTAGGGTGGGGGGTGCTCATTTTCTCTTTCAACTGCAGCATGGCGGCTTCTAATTTCTTTTGTTCTTCTGTTAATTTCTTTGTATACAGATCGAATGCTGTTTCCTTTTTCATCGTTGCACGAAGAGCAAACAGTTTCTTTACCTTCTGTTGCATACGTCTTATGTCAGCATTGGTGTAATAGGATGTATACTCAGTCCGACACCGAGGACACTTGATATTGCTCACGGATGCCGTCGTCATGCTTCCTGACCTTTGAGCACCCTCTGACCAAGAGCATTGTTCCACATTCATCACACATGCACGTTTGATGTTCTGTTCCCAAATCCTCCATCCTCCTTCGCTGTCTTTCTGCTGTGGCACGGCGCACATAAGGGTTGCCAGTTGCCTGAGTCCCAAAAGAGTTTCTTGTCTCCTTTATGCGGTTTGATATGATCGACTACTGTTGCCGGCACCCGTCTACCTTCCATCATGCACGATACACAGAACGGATGCTTTGACAAGTAGCCAAGACGCGCCTGCCTCCACTTGCTGTTATATCCACGCTTAGCAGCGGACTCCCGGTATTGATCATAGGCTGGCTTGGTTCGCTTATGCAGTTCGCAGTAGCCCTCTCGTGTTAAGTTAGGACATCCGGGTTCGTTGCAAGGTTTTAAAGCTTTCTTCATGATTGAATGCCCTCATGAGGAAAATGTATAGTTGTAAACTTTTGATCATCACAAAAAAGTGGTTCGGTTGTTGCATTGTCATCCAACTCAACAACTTGCACATGTAATCCTTTATCATAAACTAAGAATCCTTGTCTGAATGCGTTTGTGACATCCTTCTTTATCTTCTCCTTAGTTTCATTCGTCAAATAAGAATCAGCTTGAACTAATAAAAGTTTCATTGTATATGCCTCCTACCTATAAGCCCTTTCACCAAATGCAATTTCCTTTGTATCAACAGCCAACATGCCGTCTATTTCCGTGCCATGCTTGAGACGAATATACGTCGAGCCGATCTTATCTGATTCTCCCGTCCTCCATTCGAAATCAACCGCAATACGATTAGTAATCTTTTCGCCCTTATAGAAAACCTGCGGCACAGAATCTATTTCATCAAGCTCAATCTGTAACAAAGGAGAGGCCTTAGATTGAAATAACGATTTCGTTAGATAGACAGGCACCATTTCGTCCTCGATGGCAAAACCCGTTAATAGTTGGCCGAGTCCATGCAATCTCTCAATGACCTTTAAAGGGACACCTTCATCACAAACAACGTTTGTTAGTCCATCCAAAGCTATCTCGTCTTTATAGTCAATGAATGTTAAGTCTGGATGTTCCTTTTGATAAGTATGTGCCACATCCGGAATCATAAGAATAGGAGAATTATTTTCTCTCGCAAACCGGATTAATGCTGTTGTTTTACCAAGACGTCTTTGATTTCGTCTGGTATAAATGATTTCATTCTTTTCTGCTGCCTTTTCCAACAATTCCGAAATACTCATATGTGCAAGATTCAAATCAAAGCTCATCTGTTTGGTCCTCCTTTAACAACTCCAACCTTTCTTCACGATTAGAGGTTTCTGCCCAATTATTAAACTCCTGAATCCCTATATTCACTCTTTGTAAGTGCAATTGCTTTTGTTTCTCGTTCAATTCAATCTTTCTTTGACTAACTTCAATATCATAATTGATCTGTTTTAAAAGCAGCTCTTGCTCTGTGCGCCATGCTTTAAATTGTTCAACATACAAATCTTTCTCTGACAAGGTTAATCCCTCCAAATAAAAACTCCCTCCCGATTGGGAAAGCGTTTGGATATATTCTTTCTAAACTGCCACCGTACTCAAGCCGTTAACCGCCAATAGTCCTCCCTGAGATTTACCGGAAGCAGTTTACAGAGAATATAAAAAGCACTTTCACAAAAGGAAAGTGCTTGTACAATTAATTTAATTCATCTACTAGTTTACGCAATTCTTCAGCTGCTTCTTGTACACCTGACGAGTAATCTTCTTTAGGTGTGTCTGTATCACCTAAATACAAATACTTCTCTAAAAAGCTATCAATTTTCGCTTTATCCTCTACTGAACCATTTTTGTAATATGGTGAAACAGCAGCTACAAGAACGGTAAAAGCACGACCGACTCTATCAATATAATCTGCATCAATTACACCATATAATCCGCCACGACCGTTAAGGCGAAGTGCTTTTCTAGCTGCCGTCTCTAATCGCATGGATATTTGATGATTTATTAAAGCCATAGTATCACCTCCCACCTTATTATCGGTGAAAGAAAAGGACAAAGGAACAATTTGCAGAATTTGTCGAATTATTTACGAACAAGCTTACATCTTGTTTCAACGAGCAATTTAGTTAATTCAGGAACAGACATATCATACAAAGCCGCTCCCTTTGCTCCTTCATAACATCCAAGAGACACAAGGGCTTCTATAAATGGCAGCTTACTTTCCTTAATCACGGCACTACCTCCATAATAGAATATTTAGTACATAGTTTTTTTAGTGATAAATCCAAATGAAAAAACGCCCTCCCAATTGGGAAAGCGCCTGTCGATTTATTGCCTATTACCATAATAACTCACTTTACACAAAATGGTGTGCCGTTATCGTGCCATCTTTCTGCCAAAATTTTAGTACATGCCTTTTTCATCTAAAAGTGTTGCACCTCTGCTCATAATATTCACCACCCTTATATGTAGTTTCACAGACACATCAAACCATACCTTTCTGTTCTTTCTTTGATCCAGAACCTCTACTCATCCCACTCACCTCCTTTAAAATTAAGACTAATAAATATCTGGTTCATCAAAATAATGAAAATCATCCTCTATTTTTTTATTACAGTCATTACAAACAAACCAATAACCCCACTCATCTTCTATTTGAGGGTTTGATGCAGAGCTATTTTCACACTTACAAAAATCAAATTCTCTGTTCAAGAAACTTCCTCCTTTTGTCATTTTATACTAATCATATCAGCTACCTTTCTCACAATCACGAATTAATTAACGGTAACTTTTATACATATCCACACAATCCACGAATTACCCATATGTTTTATACTGTGCAACTCGTCGAACTGAGCCAACCCCTTGTCCTCTCTGTTTTGAACCAATATCCCTAAAATGAATTACACATCTGTTATTTTTGAGGAATTGACGAAAAATCAAAGAAAAAGGCCCATCCTCGTTGTTTTGGATGAGCCGGGTTATATTTTAAATTTCTTCATAGCGTTGTTCATGGCGTCTTGATTGATTCCGATATACCGCAGGGTTGTCCGTTGGTCCGAGTGATTAAATATCTCTGCAGCATGGCAACGTCCTTCGTTTGTTTGTAAAAGTGATAGCCGAATGTTTTCCTCAATGTATGCGTGCCAATGTCATCTAAACCCACGTACTCAGCAGCAGCCCTGAGAATTTTGTATGCCATCGACCGGGATATTGGCTTGTTAATCCCTTCACGGCTTTTAAAGAGAAACTCATGGTCCTCTTTCCCTTCAACATAGGCCTTAAATTCTCTTTGAAGAGCTGGCGTCATGTCGATTCTCTTTTTCTTTTTCGTTTTCTTTTCTATGAGATTGAAATAAGGGCGTTTCGCGTCTCTTACTCTCAGCTGCAGAATATCCGATATGCGGAGCCCTGAGTTGATACCGGTCACGAATAGCATGTAATTCCTCATGTTTTGCTCTTTTAAAAACCTCTTGATGTAGAAGATACATTCCGGATCACGTATAGGCTGAACAAAATTCATTCAGAGGTTCCCCCATCCTTATATACTTCTTCTCTCAGAGCAAATGCCAACCGATATAGAGCCTTTGCCTTCACACGATAATAGCTGCGCTGGCTCAGGTCCATTTCTGCATACACTTCATAATCATACATTTCTTCCGGCTGCATATAGAGCATGACAATGATCTGCCGTTCTCTTTGAGAAAGCCGGTTAACAGCCCTTTGAATCCTTTTTAAGAATTTGTCACGCTGAATCTCCCAATCAAGACGCTTTAATGCTGCCTCTTCTGTTGAGGAATGAAACTCATTCGTGATACTTGGCGGAACAATGCTATAAGTAGGTGTAACCTTTGGCAAAAAATCATCTGGCACCTGTAAGAGATATAACCGGTATTGATCCAGCAGCTTCTCTGCTTTTAATTTAGTTGCTTCTTCATCAATCTGGGGAATGTTTAATGTTAATTGATTCATATTTTTACCCTCCCGTTTATTTACGTCTTAAAGCCCCGCCTTTGCCTCTTTTCAATGTTTGCCTATCTTGACCCATAATTTGCCGCCAAAACCGTTCAGAACGCTCCTGCGCGTTTTTATTGGGCTTTTCCTTCCTCTTCTTCATGCTATCCCTCCGTTCAAATAAAAAACGGACACCAACCAAAGCACAGATATTCTCTGTACAGTGATTAGTGTCCGCAGGCGTCTCCATCTTGGACTTATATTTATTTTTCTAAGCTAAATTACTTGGTATTACTTTACCTCCAATAAAAAACGCAAGGGATTCGCAGCTGCCTTCGGTTAGATCATCCCATTTGTACGCTTCTTCCATTCTTTCTGTTAACATCAATCCTATGTCTCCATTTAAAGCGCTGAACCTATAGTCTTTCACATAATAATCGTGTTTGCCGACTTTTATAATGTATTCACTCACTCCGCGCCCTCCAATAAATCAGGATTTTGAAATACATCGCCGATGACTTCAACTTCATCAGTTCGTAACCATAAGTGTCTGTAAAAACCTTCTTTTCCACTAACGTGTTCAATTCTGTCAAATCCGTTTTTTCGCTCTATTACATAACGATCAATGATATTCTCCTTAGACATAGGATGTATATAGGATTCCTCAGTAATATCCTTTTGATATATATCCTTACCTTTCTTATCCTTCGACCCTGTGCCCCACATGAGAACGGACTTCCCATCTTCACTATCCGCGACATCAAGCAAATGACCTGTGGCAACTTCAAGATATAAAGTCCACTTATCTCCCTCAATTAACAACTTTATCCCTTCATCATCCCAATAATGCATATGCTCGCCGTCCCAAACTCTGTATGCTGTGTTCATTCTAGTGAACCGTCCCAAATAAGCATTTCACCCGCCGGAACATTGAACGTTTCCATAATCAGATGATGATTGGTTTCGCCATATTTCTCCATAATTCTTTTGTATTCACTAAGGGCATAATCACGGCTTACCTCATTGATTTCTTCATCTTGAAAATTATCGTAATCGTCCGTGTCGGCGACGTTCTCAATGTAAATTTTCTCGGCTTCGGCCTTGTCTTCCGCTTTGAGAAGTGCGTAATATGGTTCAGTGATTTCATAGAAATTCATTGTTCTTCCTCCTTCAATTGTTTGTAAAGCTGAAATGATCGGGTTGTCAGTGTGGTTCATCAATACCCCTCCTGCTGCCGCTGATGATTGACGGCGTTTTTGTCCATGTATGCAGCTTCGATTTGTTCCCATTTAAAGCCGAGCTTGTTGCCTAATTCAAAGAACGTTGTAAACAAGCTGATATATGTCCGCTTTTCCACATTGCTGAAATGGAATCCATAAGCAATGGATAACAAGCAAGAGAATGTTTTTGCTGTGTCAAACTCTTTGTCAGATATTAAATGCTGTACGACTACATCATCTATGGTGTCAGTGTCATTCCAGCCAAGCCGGTTCCCGATGCTCAAGATAAAATGCAGGCAGTCCACGTATTCCTCAAGCAGTGGGTTCGATTCACCTATCTTTCCAGAGCCGTTGCAGTCTTGGCATTTGGAATATGGTTCAGCTGCATGTCCTTCTTCGAGATATTGCAAATTAATATCGTGGTTTTCATCGCCAGTGCCTTCGCATGTAGGGCAAAAATGTTCTATTTTTGTACGTGGCTCCCGGTCATTGCTCCAATGCTTAAAGCCGCGCCATTCATTCGCACACTCGGCCAGCTCCACTTGTAATGCAAGAATGAGGTTTGGCAGCAAGTCCTGACCTTCCAGCCCCTTCTCTTTGATGATCCGATCATCAAGCGCCTTTTGCATTTCGAACATTTTTTGTAGATTCACGCTATTTCCTCCTCAACGCCCATGCTGCAGCCGCATTTCGGGCAGCAAGCATCTGGGCGGATTTTTATATCTAATTCGTTGTGACCACATTCAGGGCAGCTGTATTCGATCATGCTGTCATCCCCCTATCCCCGGCAGAACCGCAATTGCAAAGAATAAAACCGCCACGATCCCACCGAGAAGCCAGCCATTCGTCTTATCACGCTTTGCAATGATTGTTTCATCGCCGATCATTTTCAGATCGTCTGACTTTGCCACAAGCACCGGTATGTAATCTGGATGCACTTTCAAATATTCCGCAGCCTGCTCAACTGTCATCGCTTCGTCTTTCGTGGCTTTGACTGCCCGCTGAAGCTCTACTTGTAGAGGGATCATTTTGCATCCTCCTCCATGTCAAAAACTTCAACCGGTGGCATTTCGCCAAGCCTGCTGAACATGTGCTTTTTTTGCTCCATAAGACATTTATCAAAAACAGCCGCACTGTGCTTATTGATGATTTTGATTAAATCCTTACCAACGCTCTCGAAAAATTTCAACGTGTCTTCTTTGTCGAGTGTCATCTGATAGATTTTAGAGGTCATCGGAATTTTAAGAACCTGTAGTCCGGTTGTTACCTCTGATACGTTAATATGATCAAACGATGGAATAGCACAGAAACGATATTTTCCAACTTGAATTTCATGACCAACCGCCGGCTTCCATTTGCCATCCTCTGGCTTACGTGTATTACTAAGGGCTAGATAGAACTTCTTCACTTTTTTGTCTACTGTAATTTTCATTCCGCAGCACCATCCTTTTGCCAGTCAGCAATGATCTTTTTAGAGTCCTCAGATATTGAATACAGAACAGGCATTTGTACAAAACGTTCTTTTGTTTCAAAGAAAGCACGGTCAAATCCGAATTTTGAGAAGTGAACCGGTATGTCCTGACCCTCAGAATGCTTACCGATTTTAAAGGCCTCTTCTTTTGTATAAAGTCCTGCACGCTGTAGAATAGCTGTGTATCCGCTGCTATTGATCCCCCAAAACAAATGAACACTGCCACCGAAATGTAAGTCTTTATATCTAGTGGTTAAAATTAGATACTCTTTCATTCCGCATCACCTTCCAATGCCAAATTGGCTGTAGTAATTGCAAATTGAAAGTTGCAAGCGTTGATATCATTGTTAGTAGAAGGCTTGAGAGTAGCGATTTTTTCTAATGCTTGTTTGAAACCATCACTCTCTTTAGTGATCCGCTGAATTTCTTTCTGAGCCTGCCGGAATTGATGAACCGTTACTTCCTGCTGGCGTTTGTTTTCCTCAATGATTTCCTGCTGTTTAACAGACAGTTCAGTCCGATCAATCAGAAAATCAATATGCTCCTTAGCCATCCAGTATTGATCTGTTGGCTTAGCATTTTCATAGCCTTTCAGTTTTGAAATACGCGCTTTAATTTCCTGCAATTTATCCATGTCCGTTCCTCCCATATCGCAGAGAGGACCGGCCCCTCTGCGTCACATTTTATATCCGATTTCAAAATCAATTCTTGAAAGATTGCCTTTTGACGTTTGCACGATTGTTTTCCCGTGCTCTGGCATTTCCGTTAACTTGAATGATTTATTGTTTCCGTCAATCACAATGACGTAATTTTTGTCATTTTCAATTTGATTAAGTACCTGTTCCAGATTTTCTATATGTTTTGGACAGTTCACTATAAACGCCCCCGTATGGTATAATAAAAGTGTTGAGTTTCTATTTTCCATACGGTGGCATTTACTAAATGACCATCATTACATCCAATCGTTCATCGGGAAAACTTGCAGCTTTGTCTGTGGTTCTTCCGTTGGGATGATTGGATGTTTTTTTATATACTCCAAACGCTCCTCTTCCGTCATAACCCATGTAATGACTTCTCCATGCTGACGTAAGTTTTTATTCTCTGTCATGTCCTCGCCTCCTTACTCTTCGTTCAATTGTTTGATACGCAGGTTGTAAAGTGTCTCAATTTCATCGTCTGACTGGCGTTCCAGAAATGCTTTTCCATATCCGCCCAAGATAGTGAGCCACTCAATCAAGTGCTGACGTTCTGTCCATTCCAACGGTCTCCGCTCCCTTCTTGATTAATAATTGCATCGCAGCATTTTTATAGTCAGGCGGACATTCTTCATACCGCACAATGACCATAAGTTGGTGAATGGTTGCTTTCTCAAAAGGGAAGGCGCTGCCTGATAAGATCATGTTCCGTCGCATCCTTTCCGAGAAGTCCATTCATTCGTGGCTGAATGAAGTCCCTGCTGGCTTGATCCATAACGAGGAACAGCACTTCGTCTATGTCTCTATTAAGCTCCTCTGAAATACAGATAATAGACTCATTGGCTTCCCACATTTCACGAAACCGCTTGATCTCCGAATCATTCCAGACAAAGTTTTTTTCAATGAATGGTATATACACCGGGCTATCCTGCACGAACCGCCGCAGATTATCTTTTTTACCTTTCAGGTGCGTTCTCTTGATTGAAATTCGTTTATTTGCATTTAACCCATAAGGACGTGGCGGGAGCACGCGACCTCTTGCAAAGTCAACAATCAGCAAAATGATTTCATCTGGCTTTCTATTCAGCAGCTCCGCCATGTCATAAATGGATTTGCCGTCGTACCAATAATCAACAACCTGACTCATTTGCACCAATGACCATTCAAAATTAAGATCAGTCAAAGCGATTTCTAACCGATCAGCAAGAACCGCAACGCTCATGCCAAACACTTCCTTACCGTCCCGGTATACCGATGAACAATGATCAATCTCTGTTCATGCTGCAGGTTTTTAGAAACCAGCCAGTTGTTTGGATTTAAACCGTTTTGCTTGATGATGTCCTTTTGCGCGCGTGTTGGGCGTTTACCGTGTTTCAAACTGCATTCCTCCTAAAGTTTTGATAGTCAGCAATTTTCTGATCAATGAGAGCAATAAGTTTATTAACCTCTTGTTTTCGTTCAGCGTCAGTAAGCTTCCGTTCTGGCTTGAGCTCCCAAACGCCGGGCATCACTGCTTGTACCACTTATCTCACCCCCTTAAGGCAAAGCCGGTGTCTTACGCCCTTTGTTCTTTTGCTTCTCGACAAAATCAATTTGTTCAAGATGGGCTGTAAGTCGGTTGACGGTCTTTCTGTCATAAAGCTTTGCTAAAGCAACGCCGGTAAGATTGGTTGTCACTATGGTCACCTTGCCTTGTCTGCCAGTAGAGACTCCATACCAAACTCTTGAAATGAAATCAGATGCCGCCCTGTTCTCATTATCTGTGTCGCCCACTTCGCTCCCTAAGTCATCAATAACAAGGTAGTCGACTCTTGTAAGCAGTTCGATTGCCTTGGACTCCGTAAGCTTTTCCGAATCATCTTTGAAAGAATTTTTAATACGCCGCATGAGTGCGTCACTATTAACGAAAAGAGCTGATTTTGCATACTCTTCTGGACTCTTTTTGTTCAGTTCTTTAAGAGCTGATATTGCCAAGTGACTCTTCCCGGCATTTGACTCGCCAGTTAAAAAAATGTTCATGATCACGCCCGCTTTGATTTGATCAACCAATTCAAGCATCCGGCGTTTGTTCTGTGTATCCTCTTTGTTGTAACAATGAAAGGTTTCGAATGTTGCATTTACCAGAGTTGGATCAGCGATTAGTGAATGTGTAGAAAGAACCTTTCTCTCTACCTGCCGGCGCCACGCCTCAGCTTCTTGTTCGATCTCCTTATTGCGCTGTTCCCTTTCACACATTGGGCATTTCACTGAGCCGTCACGCAGCTTCATCAGTTGAACTGGATAAGGCTTTTCTTCGCCGCCGATAATTCTTGTGTGTTTATTGCAGTAGACAGGATTTCCAGCCTCATCAGTATGGAATGTCATCCTCCGAGATATTTCGCCCTTGACTGCGGCTGCCCGCTCCCTTGTGATTTCCTCCATGTGATAAGCCTCCTTTTTGGTTTAAATAAGACTCGAATTTTGTACCGAACAATGTTTCAGGACGCAGAAACTTATTCATAGCAGGGTCATGAAGCCATTCCTCTGTTTTTACTAGGATGACGTGTTTGAAATCTTCAAAGCGAAAACCGTCTTTCCAAAGTTTTTTTATAAGTTTTCTTGTTTTGTCAGTAGTATGACGGTATCGTGTACCTGCTACTTTGTTCAGCAGATCAATGATCAGTTTGTATGGAATGTCCTCTTTTGCTTTTTTTGAAGAGGACGTGTCGTCGGGGTTACCCGACAATATATCTTTTAATTCTTTTTCTTTATCTATATCTAATTCTTTATCTATATCTGTTGCGTGACTCGACGTGACTTGTTCCGTGACGTCACGTGACATACCTTTATCAACAGATAAAAGCTTTTGCTTAGCCCTTTGTCTCTGCTTTCTTATTCTGTTTTGTTCCCTGATTTCTTCCAACCTGTCAAGATTTTGATACTTCTCCCAATTTGAAATTGAAATGTAATTGTCATCAGTAATGTCAATCATTCCAAATTGTCTAAACGTTTGCAGAGCAAGCCTTACTGTACCTAAAGGACGTCCGAAAATAGCTGCAAGCATTTCTTCTGTATAAGGGATGTTTTCGCTTAAATAAATGTATCCAGAAGCATTGGTTTTCCCAGCTTGAGAAAGCAATTTGACCCAAATAATTAAAATCGTATCTGATTCAGGCATTTGCTCTATCAACTTAATTTTTTCGTCCTCAAACATCTGGGTGCTTAACTTGATCCACTTTACCTCAGACATTTTGTTCAGCCCTCTCTGATTTAGTTAAAGGCCAAACTGATCTCTTACCATTGACGATTACTGACCCCAATGCATTATCTATCCTTTCGGTTCTAACCACTTTGCCGCCCTGTGCCTCTAACTTACATAAAGCTTTCTGATGCAATGATTCTGATTCGCTTATAACCGTATGGAATTTTGCTTTCGACCATACTTGACTAATTAAATACATGGCATTTTACCTCCTTACCGCGATTTAGCTCACTTTGAACAGATCATCTATAGACCGCTCGAAAAGTTGGGCCAAAACTCGCGCTTCCGCCAAAAGAAAATCACTTTTACCGGATTCCTTTAAGTGATAGGTCTGCGGACTAATATTCAAAACTTCAGCAATTTCACGTTGGGATTTTCTTTTTTCTTTCCTAGCAACAAAAAGATTTAAGTACATAACTCCATTAAACGCCTCCTCAGTCTAATTATATTCCTGACAGGTATGAAACTAGTCAAAAAAAAGTTTCGCTTTGATATTTAATGTTTGCGAAATTTGTTCTAGGCTTTTTAAGGTAGGCGAAACCTTTCCGTTTTCTAACCGTGAAACATAAGAACCAGTACAGCCGATCTTTTCTGCGAAAACTGTTTGAGAAAGACCGCTCTCTTTTCTTTTTTTCCTGATCATATGACCAAGTTCAGATAAGTCTATCAAAATTAACCCCTCCAAATTATTCTTATCAGGAATATATTCAAAATATACCACACAGGAATATTCGTGGCAAGTATTTTTTTCAATACAATATTCCCGTCCGGAAAGTTGCTATGATATAATATTTATATCATTATTTGTATCATTGACTTTAAATTTGAATTTAAAGTCAATTTATTTTTGACATTAAATTCAATTTGTTTATCCTTTATCCCTTAGATGAAAAGGTGGTTAAGCATGGAAAGTAAGAAAATTGGACATGCCGTTAAACGTCTGAGAACCGAAAAGAAAAAGACTGTGGATGAGGCAGCTAAGGAAATCGGAATTTCTCAGAGTTATTTATCAAGAATAGAAAACAATACTCAAGTGCCTTCGTTGAAGGTTATTGAGAAAATTGCTGATTACTTTAATGTTCATAAATCATATTTATTTTTTGATGAAGAAAGCTTGGATAGCTTTACTGACCCGGAGAAAAAGTTACTCGCACAAAAAAGCATTACAGTCGACGATCTAAAAAAACTCAATATAGTGCACGAGAACGGTAGCAAAATAACAGAAGAAGAGTTACAAATAGTGATTCAACACTTGAAAGAGTTAAGGAAATTAAAGGAAAGTTATATGAACGATAAGGACTAAACTGCCTCTTTTCGGTCATTTACCTTTTCCTTTTCTTTATTAATCTCCTTTCTCAAATTATCAATAAGATTTTCAAAAGTGATTTTCATGTTGCATCCCCCAATTTATACAGAACATATGTTCCATTATATTTTAAAATGTTATCAAAACAAATACTTTTAAAAGAATTTCCTGTTTTCGTTTTTTTTGAAAACAGGAAATTTCCCCAAAAAGCACGAAAGACGATGCCATTGCTGGCAACGTCTTTTTTGAAATTATATTTGCTTTTCGAGGGTGTTGATGAAATTATGCGCCTACAATAATCTCGGCTGTTTGGAATTCGCCTTCTGCATTAGAATGGTTTAATGCTCCATTTGTAACACCTAAGGACAGTATACCGAACGCCAAGATTAAGACTACCATCATTTTTTTCATCTTCAACACCTCCTGCTACTAAATATTAAAATTAAATCCTAATTTTATCAAGTATATTTTTGGCAGGGTTGATCGAAATTGATCTTTTTGCTGAGAGAAAAAAGATAGAGACAGCAATAACTTTTCTGCAGACTCTTCTTTAATTCCGTCAAAGAGTAGAGCATACCTTTTATAGAAATCATGCTCATAATAAGAGCTTAATGAGTCCTGTGTTGCTAATGCCTTAGCGAAAGTAGTCACCTGATATTCTGTAGAAATCTCTTTTCCCCAGTACCGTTGTAGGATTGCTATTTCTTCTTTATTTTGTGTCAGTTCTTTAATCCGGTCTGGAAATTGGTCGAGTAATTTAATGCATTTCTTATAGTATTCATAAGATACAAAATAAGACTCGTTCATATAGGACAACGCTAATATGTACAGTGCAGTCAAATTTAAATTCACACTAAGATTTTTCTCGTGAAGAGAATGAGCAGCTTCCCTCGCTTTATACACAGCGTTATCTTGCTTTAAATATATATTCACAGAAACCTCTTCTAAACGAGCAGAGAACGCTAATTTTAAAAACGGATCAGATATTCTACTGATGAGCTTTTTAATTTTTTTGATTTTGTCGAGAGTTAGTTCATACTTTCTGCTTTGAAAATTAGCGTACATTTCTAAGATAAGTAGTAAGGTTTTCGTATCATGGCAATCTGATTTAAGCTCATTAAGCCTTTGTGTATACTCCAAACTTCCAAGCGACAATCTATTTTCAAGTATAAATTTATAGATTTTAGACCAAGAATTGAGTTTTCCGTCTTTTTCAATTTGTCTATCAATCAAGGTTTCCACAACCGAAAATAGTCTCTTAGCATAACAATATTCTAATGCAGCAGGGTAATTCTTCTTTTTTACTCCGTCTAAACAATACCTTCTCATTAACTCAGTTTCATTTTCGCTATCCAAGTACAGAACAATATTTCTTACCATCCAAAAATTAATCTCTTTCCCATTAAAGAATTTGCTAAGGTATCCCTCGCTAATCCCTATATTAGCAGCGACAGTGATTTGTTTTTCTCCCGATGATTTTATCAGTTCTCTTAGATGTCCCCTTATGTCTCTTGTTGCTACCGTGTTCACTATAATCACCTTTTCAACTTAAATTTAACATAAGCGCAAATAGAAAATTGTCGAATACTGACGAAAATATTTAGAATTTTGCAATATTTTTAAAGAAAAATATTCCTATACTTAATTATACCATATTTGTAACAAAAAGTATTGAATATTCCGTCTATTTTCTCATGAATTATGTAAAAATTTCTTTTAAAGTTTTAAAACTAGTGCTATCTTAATATTGTGAATTAGTGATTAGAAAGGATGGAATCACTTTGCCGGTATACAAAGATAAGAAAACAAACACATACTTTTTTACCACCCGGGTACAGCGAGAGGACGGCAGTGTAAAGCAGGCTAGAAAACGTGGATTTAAAACAAAAAAAGCAGCGAAAGAAGCTGAAGCTAAATTTTTAATCGAGATAGATGATTCCTCTGATATAACTTTCAAAGAAGCAGCTGACAGTTATTTCGCTTGGTATAGAGCACGACGAAAAGAATCCTCTGTTAACGTTATAAAAAACATTCTTTACAACCATCTAATCCATGAGTTTGGCAATACTCAGGTAGACTCAATTACACCTAAAAAAGTCATGCTGTATCAAAGCAAAATAATAGATAAATTTGCACCAGACTTCTTAAAAAAATTCATACAACGTTGTCAGCTGTATTTAACTTCTCCATAAAGTTTCATGGCACGAAAAATAACCCCGCAAAAATTGCAGGGAATTTTGAAATGGAAGTAAATAAAAGATTGAATTATTGGGAGTTTGATGAATTCAAGAAGTTTATTTCAGTGGTTGACGATGAATTGTACAGAGCATTTTTCACGACCCTGTATTTCAGCGGGGCAAGGAAAGGAGAAATGTTGGCATTGACTTGGGCTGATGTGGATTTCGATAATAACCTAATTGACATAAATAAAACTGAATACAATCGGATTGTTACTACTCCTAAAACTAAATCGTCCATTCGAATTAATCCAATGCCTCAAAAAGTTATGGAATTATTAAAAGGCATAAAAAAAAGCGCCGAAAAAATAGCACCGGTCAAACCTGAGTATAGAGTTTTTGGTTCATTCTATGATAGCATTGCAACCAGTACAATAGATAGACGATACGAAAAATACTTAAAATTGTCTGGAGTCAAAAGGATTCTTATACATGAATTTAGACACTCTCACGCGTCATACTTAATCCATAAGAGATGTAATCCTCTCGTCATAGCCCAAAGATTAGGACACAAAAATGTGGCTGAAACATTGAACACATATAGCCACCTTTACCCCTCAGCCCAAAAAGAAATAGTTGAGCTTATGGACAAAGAAAATTTCTAA